ACAGAGACTCGACTACCTGCGACAGGCGCTGCCAGAGGCCCGCTGCGGCGCCTGGGTCCGCGGCGGATGCGCCGAAAAAAGAGGCAAAGTTGACCGTGAGAGCAAACCCGAGCCACTGCGTGTAGGCATCATACCTCGCCGCAAAATGATCATCGAGCAGCGAGCTAAGCAGCGGCTCGCGGTCGCCGTCGAGCACGAGCACGGTTGTCTTGGCGAGCTCGTCGCTAATGGTCTCGACGTCGGCTGACGCGATGCGCAGCGTGAGCTCGCGGATGGCGTCACTTGCCCCGATTGCGAGCGCCCCGCTGCCGTCTGACGAGTCGCGCACGACGCCGTCGACGAAGCTGGCTGTCATGGGCCCGAGCAGCTTGAGCAGGCGCACAGCCATTACGCGGCCCGCTTTCGCGCCGAGCGGCGTGACGCGATAGACCGTGCCGCAAATGAGTTTTTCTTGCGGTGTGCGCATCCTAGCGACCACCCACAAACGCAGTGCGCGCGTCTGCGAGCTTGATGCGCCACTCGTTGACGTTGACGGTCTTGCCGAGCTTGATTTCGGGCGGCCCGATGATCCACGCACGCGAGCTGCCAACGATGGTTTTGCCGCCCGTGTCGCGCACAGCAAACGCGCCCGCGCCGCCGCCGTTCACGGTCTTGATGTCGGCGAGCAGAATGCCGCTGAGCACGTCGTTAGCGCCCGCGGTCTGCGCATACTTGAGCGTCGCGATGGCGCTAAAGTTGTTAGTTCTGACGCGCGTTACCTCGCCGTCTGCGCCCACGTAGGCGCTGAACCAGTCGTCATCCCACTCGACGGTGACAACCTCGTCCTCTGCGTAGCCGCCAGTCGACAGCAGCACCGCGTTGAGCGAGACGGTCATTTCGTTGATATTCCACGCTTTGAAGCCCACGGCTCACCTCTTTCGCCTGACTGTTAGACTTGAACCGTGCCCTCGATGCGCACGTGATGGATGGCGCCCGACAGGCAATAGCTGTAACGCATGTCGGGCAGGATGCGCTGCCGCTTCAAATTTGGATCGATGGCGCCTAACGCGGGCGCGGTGACTGCGTAGTCTTGCTCGCCGTCGATGAGCCCCTGCGCGATGCCCTCTTGAATCTGCGCGAGGATTTGCGTGCGCACGAGCTCGATGCCCGCGGTGGTGTAGGGCACAACGTCGTTGCTGCCGAGCAGCAGAATAACGCGCGTCTGCACGCCGATGGTGAACCAGTCGATCGCCACGGTGATGTCGAGAAAGCGCCCGCTCGCGGCCCACCCGTAGAGGGTCCAGCCGTTGCCCTTCATGTTGGTGTAGTAGTTCGCGCTCTTAGCCTTGACCGTGCCGCGCACGGTGGCGTCGTAGGCGACCTTGGTGATCGTGGCGATCTCTTTGTTGGCCCACGTCGCCGGGCCCGGCAGCTTGGGCAGCATGACGCCGAGCAGCCCGGCAGTGAGCGGCTCGCCCGCGGGTTGGTGGTACCACCACGACGAGCGGTTATAGCCCGACGCCATGGCCGTCGAGGCGACGTCGGTGGTGCTGCCTGGCGCGGGCACGTCGGAGTCTGCGGTTTGCGCGAGGAAAAGGACGACCTCTGCCTCTGCCCACGCTGCCGCGTCGAGCTGGGCTGCGGCGCCTGGCGTCACGAGGTCGAGGCCATACCAGTCGCCGTCAAACGAGCGGATAGCTGTCAGGTCGGCCGATGGCAGCACGCTCGGCGCGGCTGTCGTGTCCATGAGGTGCAGGTTGCCGCTGATAGCCGTGTAGGCGTGCACGACGCTGGACGTGTCGCCAACGATGGTGATTACGGAGCCCGTGGCGGTCGCCGTGATGTCGGTGACCGCGTTGAGCGCGATAACGAGCAGCGCAGCGACGGCGTCGGCGAGTGCCGGCGGCGCGCTCGTGACGAGCACGGGTGTGCCGTCGACGGTGATGCGGTATTGCTCATTGGCCGCGGTCGGCGCCGCGACGGTGAGCGTGACGGTCTGCGAGAATGTGCCGGCGAGCTTGCCGATCTTGAATGACGGCGGCGACGGCGTCTGCGACTTGAGCGCCCGGGCGCGCAGGTAGATCTGGGAGGTCACTGGCACGCTATAGGGCGCCTTGGTGAGCTCAGATGCATCGTTGAAGGTGCGCACGAGCTCGGGCCAGTAGTTATGCACCGCGGCGATGAGCCCGATGCCAAACCCCTGCTGCGTGACAGTTGCGTCCTGCACCACAAACGAGTGTGTGATTACTTCAGCTTCTACGCCCATGGCTTGTTAGTCCTTTGCGAGCAGTCAGGATCGGAGTCGGCACGGGGGGCTTGTCGATGGTGTCGGGCCCGACGGCAAAAGGTGAATCGGGGCGGCCTTGCGTGTGCGAGCAGACGGAGCCGCTGACAATCACGTGCTCGATGGTGTCGATGGTCTCGACGTCGCTGCCGTCGGCCTGACACTCGCAGAGCGTGTCGAACGCATACTGCATGTAGAGGTCGAGCGACGCTTGTGACTCCTGGCGCTTGTCGAAGACGCGCTGCAGGTCGACGAGCTCGGCGGGCGAGTCGAGCGACACGCCGAGCGATGAAAAGAGACTCAGCGTGCTCGGCAGCGACAATGCGTCACGCACGCGCTCGAGATAGCGAAACGCGCGGCCCCACGGCGTGTAGTCGCGCGTGGTGACAACGATGCTGAGCGTGAAAGCGCGGTTGCCGATGATCTGCACGATCGGCATGCCGGTCGGGTTTTGGGGGTCGGTGGCTGACAGATAGCGGGTCTCGTCGCTCGTGAGCAGCTGCGAGTACGGGCCCGAGTTGCCGAGCAGGCGCAGCGAGGCGTTAGGCGTGCCGAGCATGCCGACGGGCTCGCCCTCCCACGTGACGTCATCGACGGGGATGCGCGAGCGCTCGGCTATCCAGCATCGCACGCTGTCTGCGTATAGCTGCCAGTCCATTAGGCCCCCGCTGACGCGGGCGGGAAGCCGCCGCTCGATGCAGGCTTAGAGACGCCGCCGCCACCCATGTAGACTTCATATGTGATGCTGCGTTTGAGGTGCCCGTAGCGGATGAGCGGTGTTGCCGAGCCCTTGATCTTGATGGTGATGGGATGGTTAGGCGGCGGGATGTGGTTGTCGATGCGCTGTTTGATGAGCCCAACGATGTACTCGCCGAGCAGGCGCAGCCCTCGCTCGAGCTCTTTGCTGTCGCCCTGGTTTTTCTCCCAGCGCTGCAGGTAGCGCCCTGCGCGCTCGCCTATCGCGGGCGCGTATTGGTCGATGGTCGCGCGGATGAACGAGCGTTGCGGCACGTTCAAACCGAACTCGTGGATCGTGGCGAGCTCGACGTTAGTGAGGTCTTCGCCGGTGCCGTCGGGGTCGGGGTGCTTGCGTTGCCCTGACTTGCCCTGCACGCCGATGAGCACGTGGGGGCCGTTTGCGGGGTTGCCGGTGTCGGCTGCCTTGGCAGCTTTCTCGGTGGCTTCCCACCCGCGGTCTATGTCCTCGACGGTGATCACAGCGCGAGCACCCGCGGCAGAAACGATGCGTGCAGCTCGTTGACGCGTCGCTCGTAGATTGAACGCGCGCCGTCGGCTTCCTTGTTCGGGTCGAGCCGCGCGAACTCGCCCGCGGGCGTGAGCACCAGCAATGCCGCCGTGAGGTTGCTGACGACCATGTCGCGGATGGCCTGCTGCGCCGACGGCTGCGGGCGCACGAGGGGCGCGAGCGGGTCGGGCGGTGGAAACGTAGGGTCGCGCGGCTCGAGCAGCTTGTAGAGGCGCAGAGCGTTCTCGCTCATGCCAGCGTCGAACGCGCCCGCGCAGGCGCTCGCGCCGTAGTCGGGCGCAATCTGCAGCTCGGCCTCGTAGAGCTTGTGCGCGACGAGTAGAGGATCGGCGCGGCGAAACTCGGGGAAGGCTGCAAATATGTGCTCGACGGTGACCATGGTTAGCGGCGCTTGGCTTTGCTCGCGGTGGGGGTTGCGCCGGGCTCGGGCACTGCCTCGAGCTCGGCGTTGGCGAAGTCGACGCTCGCGATGGCTGCGTCATGCGGCTCGAGCTCGAGCGGCGGCGCCTCCTCGATGTCGAGCCCGCCCTGCGCGACGAACGTGCGCAGCGGGCCCTCGAGCGCAGCGCGCACGGCCTGCTCGAGCTCGGGCGGCACGTCGACGCGCTCGAGCGGTACGAGCAGCAGCACGCCGAGCCCGTGGCCCGGTGCAGCGATGGACAGCAGACGTGGTGATCGGTTGGTGATGTTCATTGCAGGGGCTCGCGCTTGTGGCGTCGTGTGCGGTGCCGCTCGAGCTCGGGCGCGGCCTCGGGGTCTGGTATCGGCTCGGGTTCCGGTTCTGGTTCCGGTTCTGGTTCCGGTTCTGGCTCGGGCTCGGGCTCGGGCTCGGGCTCGGGTGCATAGGGGTCTTCGTGCTCGCCGGGCCCGAGCTCGGGGACCGTGAGCACGCGGTTGGTGAGCGGGTCGGTGGCGAACGGTTCCGTCTGATCGGCTCTGCTCGTGGCGAGGCTGCCCGCGAGCACAAACGGCTGCAGCGGGCCCGCTAGCGCCTGGTAGACGGCGTCGCCGTCGGCGCCCATGAACTGATAGAAATAGCCGTTTCCGGGCACTTGCCCGAGTCGACGAAATTGCTGCGTCCCGCCCGTGGGTGCGAGCAGGAAGCTGACGATCTGCGAGCCAGAGTTTTTGACGAACATGGTCACCCGTCGACGAGGGGGCAGAGCGAGGCGCAAGTGAGCCGCTGCGCCGCCGTGAGCGGCGCGCGGGCAGTAGCGGTGCGAGCGGTGTGTGCGAGCGGTGTGCGCGGTTGAGGCGCTGCTAGATGCCGTCCATGTAGACGCCCGAGAGCGGCAGCTCCCACGCGACGCCGCCCGCGCGGGCCATGCTATTCACGACGAGCGCGAAGTTTTGCGCCTGCGGCGCCTGCTCGTTGGGCGCTTCGGTGAGCTCGAAGTGCACGTGTTCCTCGTCGCGGCGATACCACACAGCGCGGGGGCCCGTGCCGGCAGCGTCTGCGAGGTCGAGGTATTGCCACCAGTCGACGTTGCGCACGTACTGCGTGCGCTCGAGATACACGCTCAAAATCGTGTCGCTCGGGTCTGCGCCAGCGCCGCTGTAGAGTGACGTGTTTTGGATGTACCGCAGCTTGGCGAGCGGCAAGAGCAGGGTGTCAGGTGACTCGACGCCCTTGGTGGCGACGAGTATCGCAGTCTCGCCCGCGAGCAGGTCGTTCAAAACGTCTTGCGGGGTCTTCGTGCCCGAGCCCCATGCAGTCGTGCCGCCGACGTTGGCCGCGGCGATCACGGGCACGTTGGCGTTGTTGAGCAATCCGCGGATCGTGCTGCCGGGCTCGCCGAGTGCAGCCAATTTCTCGAAACGCTGCTCGAAGCCGCGCCGCACGGCGTCTGCCTTGCGGTTGCGGTAGTCGATGCCCGCCAAGCTGGCGCGCTTGACGTCGAGCACCGACCAGTCATACGCGAGCGCATACGACAGGATGTCATAGGTGACCTTGGTGCTCGTCACAGCGACGCGTCGCACGTCGTCTGCGTAGTTAGCAATGAGCTCGGCGATGCCCGCAGAGTCCCATGCGTAGTAAGACCACGTGTCAGCGCCCGCGGGGGCCTCGCTCGTCACGGGCACGAACAAGCGCCACTTGAGCGCCGGGTAGCGGATCTCACGCAGCCGCTGCGAGATGTACTCGAGCTGCGTGCGAAAGAATGCGGTGTCATTCGCGTCGAGCCGCTCGAGCCCGTGGGTGGCGGCTCGGGTGAGTGATAGCGACGCGCAGAAGCGCTCGAGCTCGCCTGCATCGAGTCGCAAGCCCATTTGCTCGAGACTGTTGGTTAGGCGGTCGGGGTCGAGGGGCGCGAGCAATACAGTCATGGGTGTGGTGTTTCTTTCTGGGCGCGCGTGTGCGAGCGGCTCGTATCAGAGGTTTATCTCGACGATGGCGACGCCGCCGATGGCTGCGCCCTGCACTACGGTGAGGTACGGGGCTGCGACTGCGTTGCCTGCGTCAGCGTCTGCGCGCAGCGCGCCGAGCACGGTGCCCGCGCCGACGAGCCCGAACCGCACGAAGGGGTTGGTGTGCGCCGCGAGCGCGGTCTCGGCGATGATGGCGATGCGGCCTTTACGCAACACAGGAAACGTCCCGCCGATCCTGTAGGGCGGCTCGGGATAGGTTGGGTCCCACTGCGTGATGCCTGCGACGCCGTTGAGCGTGGTGACGTCGCCGGTTGTTGCGACGCTGCGCACTGCCTTGGGCGGCTTGCCCGCGGTGGTGTCGTAGGCGACCACGACGCCGACGGGGATCGCTGTGGCGACCGCGAGGCCCGTGACTGCGGCGTGCAGGTAGTTCTCGACGAGCTGCCCGTGCACGCCAATCGGCGGCTCGGCGTTGTAGATTAGTTGCCCTGGCATACGATCACTTTCGTTTGAGTGTTGACGGCGGCGCGCGTGGGTGTGGGAGCTTGTTAGGTGCGTGTGACCGTGAGCGGCTGCCGCCACGCGGGCGGCTCGTAGGGGGCGGGCTGCGCGCCTGCGGGCTCGCGCGACTTGAGCTGCGCGCGCGCGACGTCGGCGGCGCTCGTGCCGGCGGGGAAACCATCGGCTCGACGGTGCGGATCTTTGCCGCCGCCGCCCGCGGGCTTGGCCTGCTTGGTGGTCGCCGTGAAGTAGGCGGCGACGTACTCGTCAGACTGGCCGGTCATGGTCGCAGCCGAGTCGAGGTGCGCGATCGCTTTTTCTTGGATCTGACGGCTCGTGAGGCCCGCGAGCTCGACGCCTGCGCCGAGCACTGCGCGGGCAGCGTCGAACAGCGCGACGCGTTCTGCGACGAGCGAATCGAGGCGCTTGGTGTCGCTCGCAGTTGCGAGCTGCTTGGCAGTGGCGTCGAGCTCGGCGCTCTTGGCATCGAGCTTTTTCTGCAGCTCGGTGCTTGTCGCGGTCGCAGCCTCGAGCTGCGTGGTGACCTTACGCACGAGCTGCTCGGCCTGCGGCGTGACTTGCGCGTCGATGCCGTCGATACGAACGGTGACTAGTTCCATGTGTCCTCTTTTGGGTGGGGCTGTCTCGGGCGGCTCGAGCGGGTCGAGCGCAAGCGTTGCGGCGAGCGGGTTGTCGGCGAGCTCTGCGGGCTTGCCGTCGAGGCGCAGCGCGACGTCTGCGCCTGCGCGGCCCCAACCACGCGGCCCGAGTCCGACGTGGTTGTAGATGATGCCGGTCTGCTCGGCGTCGTAGCGCTCGCCCTGGTAGGTGCCGGGCTGCTCGATGAGCGTGCACGTGTATCCGCAACTCGCCTCGACGCGGTCGCGCCGCTCGACGGCAGCGATGAGCTTGGCGTCAGTGATGAGCAGCGTGGCCTCGACGTAACGCTTGCCGTCTGCGCGTGCGTCGCCGGTGACGTGCCCGAGTGCGAGCTCGCGGCTATTGGTGGCGCTGACCATCTCGCGCGGGTGCAGGTCGGTGATCGGGGCGTCGGCGAGCGTGGCGAGCGAGCCGCCCGCAAATACCTGCTCGGGTCTGCGTAGCTCGCGGCGCAGCGTGCCGTCGGCTCGCCGGTAGGTCAGCACGCCCGTGCGCGTGACGCGTGCGGGGGCTCTGAGAAAGCCCTGCGGCGTGCGGGTCACTTCGCCAAGGGTCGCGGCGTCGTAGCGGTCAACGGGCTGCACACGGGCCCGTAGTGGGCGAGTTTTGGGCGTGTCAAGACGTCACGCAGGCATGACGGCGCGACGGTGTGACTCCAAGACTCCCAAGCGCGCGGGGGCCCGCGGGCGGGTGCTGCCCGGGAAAAGCCCGGCTATTCGATGGCGGTGGGCTGCGGGGGCGGCTCTTGCCCGAGCCGGCGGAAGTGCTCGAAGCGGAGGCGGTGCACGTCCTGCTCGAGCTGCTCGAGCTCGGCGTCGCTGAGGTCGGCGGCGCGCGTGTGCTCGTGCAGGTCGAGGTCAGTGAAGTCGGCGTGCGCCGGGTCGGCGAGGTAGGCGGCGGCGATTTCGCGGATGTCGGCGGCGCTCCAAGGGTAGAGGCGCACGGCGAGCAGCTCGGCGGCGGATTGGGTGGCCATGGCGCAGCCTACCACGCCGCCCGCCCGCGATCGGCGCCGGGCCCTGCGTGGCGCCGGCGGCTCGGCGAGGCCCGCTGAGCCCTGCGCCGGCGGATCTTGAGTACGATGGGACTACGTTGCGCACACACTACAATCGTAGTGTAAGCGATGCGATGCGTAGTGTTGTCGTTTGTCATCGTAGTGTATGAGCTTGCGTGTGTACGCAAAACGTATTCGAGCACGCTGGTCGAGGGGTCGCGAGCCGTTTGCGCCCGGCTGAAAGGCGCCCGGCGGCGGGCTCGTCAGTCGTGCGGGATGAACTGGACGGCCTTGGTGGCGGCCTTGGGGTTGCGCAGCTGCGACTTGATGGCCACCCGCTGCTCGGGCGTGAGCTTGCGCATGGAGAGCCAGAACTCGTCGGCGATGGCCTGCGCGGTCGCGGGCACGTCGCTGCGAGACTTCCAATCGAGGCTGCCCTCGAGCAGCTGCGCGCGGGCCTCTGCCGCGGTGAGCGCCGTGTTGTCGGTGATGGCCTGCAGCATGGCGGCGATCATGCGGTCGTAGGAGCGGAACGGGTCGAACGTCCATCCCTTGTCCGTCTGCCTGGGCAGCGCGAGCACGTGCTTGGTGGGCAGCGCCTCAAGCTCGAGCCCCGCGAGCGTCGAGGTAAACCCGCGCGCGGTGACCTCGGTGGCGATTTCGTCATAGAACAGCCGCGTCGCGCCCATGGTGGGGTAGCGCATGGTGGGCCCGTATCCGTGGGCGGTCTCGTGGAAGATCGTCTTGAGCCCCGCGAGCCCGTCACGCTGCGGCTCGTTGCCGGCAGCGATGTCTCGCAGCGCCGCGAGCGCGTTCTGCGTGCGTGACTTGACTAGGCGGACGTGGCGAGTGCGCAGATCGAAGTCGCCGTATACGGTGCCCGCGCGGTTGAGCCGCGCTTTGAGCTCGAAGGTGTCGACTTGCGCGGCGCCTGACTCGCTAAACAGCCCCGACTTTGTGAGCGTCTCGCGCTCGTACCACGCAGCGACGAGCGCGCGCGTGGCTGAGCCGTCATCGAGCCCGCGCAGTAGCTGGTCGATGGCGGTGGCGAGCTCGGTGGCGAGCCGCTCGCGTTCCTCGGGTGTGATCGCGATAGCCGGCGGGATAGCGGCAGGCGCTGCCGGCGGGGCTGCAGGTGGCGCGGTCGGCGCGGCGCGTGGCAGCGGCGCGGGTGGCTCGAAGATGCCCGGCTGCGGGCGCGGCAGGCGCGCGGGCGGCGGCGGCTCGACGGGCAGCGATGGCAGCGGCGTCGGCGCGGGTCGGGGGAGGGGAGCGGGCGGTGGCTCGACGGGCAGCGTGGGCAGCGGCGTCGGCGGCTCGACGGGCAACGGTGGCAGCGGCGTCGGCGCGGGCGTCGGAGTGGGCAGCGGTGGCGCCGCTCGTGGCGGCGTGGTCGCGGTCGGCAAGCCCGGCAGCGTCGGCTGCGTGGGTGCAGCGCCGCGCGGTTGGATGCGTATGCGCCGACGTGGCGGTGCGGTGATGGGGCCCGAGCTCGGGCCCGCGGGCAAGCCCGGCAGTGGCAGCTGCTGCGGCGGCGCCGGGGCGAGTGGCGGCGGCAGCGGGCGCGCGAGCGGTGACGCTGGCGAGCGCGGCGGCGCGGGTGCGGGCGGCAGCTCGGCGTCAATCACGGCGTCGTCTATGATGGGGATCGCGCTGCATCTGCACGCATAAAAATGCGTGTCGAAGCCCGGGTGCGCGCGCTTGCCCGTGGTCGGATTCACGACGGGCGGCTCTGACCACTTCTGCCGCGTGCCCTCGAGCACCTTGTGATACGGCCGGACCTTGCGATCCTTGCTCGTGGCCCACGTGTAGTCAGTGATCCCGAGCTGCGTCTGACGCAGGCGCGTCTGCTCGCCGTGGTACTTGCCGATCGCGTCGTTGGCGATGAGCTGCGCGTGACGCTTGGCGACCTCGAACTGCGTCTGCAGCTTGGCCGCTATCTCGTCGGGGCGCGCGCCCTCCTCGAGCTCGCTCATGACGAGCTTCTTGATGTCGGCGTATGTCTGGTCGGTGAGGTTGCGCACGCGCAGGATCGAGGCGTCGGTGAATGCCTCGAGCCCCTCTGCGATGCCTGACTGCGGCAGGTGCGGGTCGATGCCCGTGACTGATTCGATCTGCCGGCGCAGCGTGTTGTCGACGTTTACGCTGACGCCGACGGCGGCCTCGAGCGAGCCCGCGCGGATGTCGGGGATCTTGAAGTCGACGGGCAGCGTGACGGCAGCCCCGTCGATGAGCCCTGACGGCGTGTTAGGCGGCTGCTTTTCCGCGTCGGTGCGTGCCTGACGCATCGACGCAAGCGCGTTGCGCTCACCTCGGATGATGTGCACACCGCGCCGCGCGAGCTCGGGCAGCACCTCGGAGAGCACGCGGTCGTGCCCTAGCGCCATGATGCGTTGACCGTGCTCGAGCGGCTCGAGCGGCGTGCCGAGCACGATCACAGCGTCGACGGGTGGGCGAGCCGAGCGAGGCGTGCGGGCGAGCACCTTGCGCAGCGCCCGGCTGACAGCCACGCCCTCGAAGATGGCCGGGCCCGCCAGCATGCGGTCGGCGAGTGCGTCGCTCGCCTGCGACCATCCGAGGTATGCATAGTGGTCGGCGTGCACAACGGGCGCGCGCAGCAGCGTCGCGAGCTGCTCGGATAGCGTTGACTTACCCGCGCGCGGCGGGCCCACAATGGCGATGCGGGGCCCGTGGTAGCCGTTGTCGAGCGCCGCGTCTGCGCGCTTGGGCTTGCTGTAGATGCGCGACCACGCGGCGAGGTGCGGGGTGATGGCCGCGCGCGCGGAGGCATAAATCGCGGTGACGTGCGCGACAAGCATGCGCGTGTAGCGCTCGAGCGCAGCCTCGGGGAATGGCTCGGCGTGCGGGCGAGCCGCTGCCATGTTGCGACGCTCGGCGCCGAGCATGCGCCGCTGCCGCTGCGCGAGACGCGCGCGGTTGCGGGCTCGGTCTGCACTCGAGCGGGCTGCCATGCGTTAGTTCGGCTCGGGCTCGTTGGGGTCGGTGGGCGGGTTGTTGGGCGGCAGCGCCTGCGGGTCAGTGCCGCCGCCCTGGCGCAGCCGCTCGAGCTCGGCCTCGATGTCGAGCGCGAGCATGGCCTCGCGCGCGTCGGTGTCGATCTCGTCGAGCTCGCCGGCCTGGGCGATGTTCAGAGCGGCCTCCTCTGCGCGGATGATGCGGGCGTTGACGAGTGCGACGAGCGCCTGCGAGCGCAAGTTGAATGTTTCGGCGGCCTCCTTCGCGCTGGGCTGCCAGAGCGGCGGGTACTCGACCTCGAACTCATCGAGCACGGTGCCCTTGGTCGGGCTGTCGTCTGCCGCCATGAGCACGCGTGTGAGCTGCTCGATGCGAGGGGTGAGGATCTTGGTGCGTTCTGAGCCGACTTGGTCGTACCAGTTGCGCACGTCGCTCTCGCCGGTCGCGTTCATGCCGGCGGGCGAGCGACCCCACAAGACAGTGGCGGGCATGCCGGCGGCAGCAGAGACGCGCAGCATGTAGCGGTCGAGCAGCTCGGGCATGCTCGAGAAACTCGTAGCGAGCCGCTCGAATGACTCGGCGTCAGCGTCGATGAGCAGCGCACGGCAGACGCTGCGCACGAGGTCCATAATCTGCACGCGCTTGCGTAGCTTTTCCTCGCCGTTTGCAGCTAGCAGCTGCAGCAGGTTTTTGACCCTAAACACGCCCTGCGACGCGTCGGTGAGCAGGTGCCCGACGCTCATCCACGCGCTTGAGCTCGCCTGCATGGCGTCATAGGCGCGCTGCAGCACGGAGTCGTCGAAAAACTGCTCGCTCGCAGCGCCCCAACGCGACGTCAGCACGCCCCGAAACTGCAGGAGGCGAGACTCGTGCACGACGGCGTCGAGCTTGTCGTAGGTGCGGGCGGTGATCGCCGAGCCGCGCGGGATGCTGAGCCGCATGAGCCGATAGGTCTCGACCTCGCCGAAACGAGCGGCGAGGGGCTCGTTGTAGTACGTCTCGGGCTGCAGCTGCGTGCGTCTGAGCACGGTGAGGTGCGAGAGGCGCACGACGCGGCCCAAGTCGAGCGGCTCGCGGGTGTCGAGCCCGTCATCGACGCCGAGCAGCACCGCGCCGAGCCCGTAGAGCCGAGCCCAACACCACGCTTGATGCAGCGCCGTGTCGGCGCCGAGCGCCTGCAGCGCGCTCGTGAGGTCTGCGCCGAGCGTCGCGCTGTTGTCCTCGTCGGCGGGCAACGTGATGCAGAACCCCTCGCGCAGCGCGTCGTCGGGCAGCTTTTCCACGATGCGGGCTGCGATGTCGTCGTCACTGTGCAGCGCCTCGAGCGTCGAGTCGCGCAGCGGCTGCCGCAACTGCGGGGCGTGGTGAGTGAGCTTGTCTCGCAGGGTGCCGAGCCCCGTGATCACGTTTTCCCAACCGTCGAGCCGCTCGGTCATGGGGGCGCGTAGCGGGCGAGCGCTCGAGCTGTCTACGGGCTTAGAGAGAGATCTCGTCGAGCGCCTGCAGGTAACCCGACGCGATGCCCGCGGTGAGCCAGCGCAGCGCCTGACTCTGAGCGTCGACGCGGTCGTTGGCAGCCCCGCGCGGAAACCGCTTGTGCTCAAGCACCCAATCCTCAACCCACGGCGCAACGGTATGGTGCGGCAAGTGCACCGACCCCGATGCAAACACGGGCTGCGTGCTGTAGGCCCGCGCAATCTTGCTGCCCTCGGGCTCGATGGGGATGATGCCGGGGATGCGGTTTCTGAGCACGTCCATCACGGCGGGCCCGTTCGCTTTGTCCTCGATGAGCACCGCAGAGCACGCGGGCCACTTGCGGTAGAGCGTCTCGATGGCAGCGATGGTGCCGAGAAAGTCGAGGTGATCGCGCACCTCGTCGAGCAAGTAGAACCGCGGCGCGAGATAGGCCCACGCTTGGCCCGCGACGTATGAGCTTGTTTCGTCGGCCTTGAAGGCGCAGTCAAACGACAGCACGATGAGCGCCGCGTCGAGCCGTGGCAACACGTGGTAACGGTGCTGCATCCACTCGTCGTGATAGATGGCGCCGCCCTCGGGTATCGGGTCCTGCTGGTCTTGGGCGCTCCAGCCCTCGGGCCCAAACTCGCGTTTGCGTCGCGCAACCTCGACCTCTGACCATCGAGCAGCGCACAGCAGCTCGCCGTCGGCCTGGCGCGGGTCGAGCCACCCGAGCGGCGTGGCGGCGCGCGTCGCCTTGCGCGAGTAGACCATCGGGATCGAGAGCACCGCGTAGTCCTGCTCGGCTGCCTCGCCCGCGAGGTCGCGGTCGTGCAGGCGCTGCATGATGATGGTGCGCGTGTTAGTCGGGCCCGGCAGCACGCGCGAGGCCATCGTCTCCCACCACCACATGCGGCAGCGCGCGAGCGCGAGCGCGCTGTGCGCGTCGATGGGCTTGATGGGGTCGTCCACTATCTGCCGATGGCAATGAAACCCTGTAGGCGAGCCGCCGACGCTCACACTCTGCCGTATGCCGCCCTTGTCGTTCTCGAAGCGGTCGGCGAGCCACGCGCGGCGGTTGGGCTGCCACATGTCGCCGTAGAGCTCGCGGTACCACATTTGCTCGACGAGCAGGCGGCAACGCAGCGAGTCACGCACGGCGAGCGTGTCAGCGTAGGCTGAAAACTGCCACTGAATGCCGGGGCGCAACGTCCATTCCCACGCGGGCCAAAGCACGCAGACGGTGGTGCTTTTCGAGCTGCCCGGCGGCACGTTGATGCAGAGCCGCGGCAGCTGCCCCTCGCTCTGCGCGGTCAAGTGCTCGCATATGGCACCCACATGCCAGTTGTCGACGAAGGCGGCGTTAGGCACAACTAACGACCACGCAGCCCGCACGAAGTCGTGCAGCTTGACGGGGCGGTCGCGCACGCGCCTCTGCAGCTCATGGCGGCGGGAGCGTTCCGCCATGAGCCGCTCGAGATAGCGGTTGGGCTCGGGTCGAGCAGCCACGGCTTAGCCGTTGCGGGCGCCGGGGTCTGCGAATCCGAGTCGGATGCCCCATAGCACAGAGCCCGGGGCGAGCTTGACGAGCACGCTGTAGCGGCTCTCGCCGTTGATCACGAGCAGCCCGGTAAACGTCGCGCTTGTGAGGTATACGTCTGACGCGGTGAAGCCCGGCAGATCGATGTCAGCGCCGATCTGACTGTAGCTGCTCGCGGGTGGCGGCTGCGGGTTGGTGGCTCCCATGGCGCGGGGCCACCACACGAGCTTAGCTTGGTTGTAGACGGTGGGCCCGAATGCGCGCCACGTGATTTCGAGTGTAACCTTCTGCGTGCCGCGCGGCACAGCGACGGGGTACTCAACCCAGACGGAGTTAGTGGCGTGCGTGTTGCCGACGGCGCCCTGGCTGCCGTAGATAATGAGCGTGCCGAGCGGCTCGGGCGGTGACACGTTCCAATGAATCGGGCGCATGATGTCGAGCTGCAGGTGCCGAATAGGGATCGCGGCTGCCGCTAACTCGTACTCGATGTCGATGGGGCCCGTGAGGTGCAGCTCCGTCTCGATTTTGACGTCTTTGAAAGAGCCGTTGATGGTCGAGGTGACGGTCTCGCATGTGATGTTTTTGCCGGTTAGGACCGCCGAAAAGTTGCCGGATGTCGCTATCACCGACGTCGCGTTGAGCGTCGTGACGTTGATGGTATCGAATGAGCCCGACGCCCATGCCGAGTCGTTCCAGCTCGCCGGGCTTGCGGGATGCGTGAGCACCTCGAGCGCGTTGGTGGTGTTGATCGCGATGGCCTGCGCGACAGCAGCGCTGTTCTGTGCCCACTGCGTGCCGTTCCACGTGGCGTTGTAAACCAGCATGAGCTTGCGCGTGGCGCTGCCGCCGACGTAGAGACTCGCGAAGATGCTAGCCGACGTGGTCGGGAAGCGCGCGACGAGGCGGTAAGATCCGCTGGGCACGTTAGTTGCGGCTATGAGCGGCACGATGTCAGCGGCGGCGCTCGATTGAGCGAAGCGCAGCGCGAGGTCGGCGGTGGCCTCGCCGAGGATCACAGCGTTTAGAAACGTTAGCCACTCGCCGGTGGCGTATTGCAGATGGTTCCACCACTCAGCAGGCGGCGGCTCGTCGACAATCCAGCCTAGCGAGCGCTTGCCGCTCGGCGGCTCGAGCTTGGTGCCGGTGGTTGCCCACGTGGGGATTGTGACTGTAGGTCTAGGCATGCGGTGATGGTCCTTGTGAGCCGGTGGCTGCGTCGGTGGTCGGTGATGGTTGGGGCGTGTCGCCGACGGCGTCGGGGGCGCGCGTGAATCCGTACTTAGCGATCGCGGCGTCGAGCTCGGCGTCGCTCATGTCTGAGGGGCCCTTGGTGACAGTGAGAGTCTGCTTTTGCCGGTAGCGCTGCGGGAAACGCCGCTCGAGATACCATGCGCCCGCGCGCCAATCCTCGAGCGACGCCGACGTGACGCGCTGCACGACTGCGGCCTCTGCTCGAGCGAGTGACGCCTGCATGTCAGCCCAAAACGTAGCAAAGGGCTGCTCGCCGTCCTGGCCGCGCTTGCGCCACTCGTAGTAGGTCGAGCGGTTGATTGACTCGGCTTGGCACGCGGTGGCGATGGGCACGCCGACGGCGACCATGGCGCAGAGCCGCTCGTGCAGCACGCGGTTATAGACGACACGCCGATCTGACTGTTGCAGGGTCATATCGGGGATATCGACGCCGCGCCCCGCGAGGTCGCCGAGCACCACTGCGCGCTCGTAAAGCTCGACAGTCGGGCGGGCTCGTTTCTTGGGCTTGTCTGTTTCGCGCGCGCGCGGGCGCGAGCGCCTGGCTTTGCTGCTGATGGCGGCTTTTTTGGGTACAGGTCGTGTGCGCTGCTTGGGCGGCATAGACAGTCAGACCGGGTGTGTTAGTAGGTGGGCCCTCGGGTCGCCGAGCGGCGGCATGCGTCGCACTGCGTCGAGTGCCGGCTGCGCCACTTGCTCGAGCTCATCTCGCGCACGGTCCCGCAACGGCAGCGCACTACAAACCAGTTTTCGGGCCCGGCGGGGCGCTGCCTCACAAACGCGCTGACTATCGTCCAAGCCGTGGCCATGGGGTCGGGCAGCCTCGACGGCGGCGCGGACGGCAAGCACGCGCTGCACAGCCCCCCATAGCGGCGCAGCGGCGGCAGCAGAGCCCCGCAGCGGCAGTGCGTCGGTGTGTCCGGGATCGGTTTGGGCGCCGCCAAGGTGAGCGCCTCATGGGTTGGTGATGCGGCACTTCGTGCGCGCGTGCAGGATGCCGCTCGTTGACGCGACGTGTCCGATGCAGATGGCAGCGGCGGCGTCGGGTGTGAGCGGGGTGATCGGCAGCCGCGCCCGCTCCATGAGCCCATAAGCAGCGCGGAGCTCGAGCCGCCGCGCGTCCTCGCGCTTGAGATTGCCGAACCCAAAGCACCGCGATCGCCACTCTGCCGCGGTGTACTCGATGACATGATGCGCGGGCCCGCCGCTGTAGCGCCACGCAGCGCGCCACACAGCGACGTGCTCGCGCAGGCGCACGACGGAGCCTATGGGCCCGCCGTAGGGCACCTCGAGCGCGAGCGCGAGCGGCAGCCCGAGCTGCTCGGCGAGGTCGCGGGTTGAGCGCATGAGTACGTGCCGGTGCTCGTCGGCGTCTATCTCGAGCTCGCCGTAGTCGTGCAGCTTGCCGCGCGTGTAGCGGGCGGTGCCCGACGTGCTCGCCACGTCGACGGCGAGCAGCACGAGCTCGAGCGGGCGCGGCGTCGGGAAGTCGCGCGGCTCGCCGCCGCGCTTGAAGTTGAGCCCGCGACGCGAGGGGGTGCGCGAGGGGCGCAGGAACGGCAGAACGCGTGCAGTCATGGGCGGCTCATGGGGGCAGGGGTTGAGCGGGGCGAGACGGTGGGCGCGTAGAAACACCCGCACGGGTTGCAGACGGAGAAAGATCCACGCTCGTCGATGCGCCGGACGTCGACGTAGAGGCTGCGGCGGCAGCGAGTGCAGATGCGGTCGAGGTCGAGACAGCTGTGCTCGACGCGCATGGCGACGCGCTGCCCGCTGCGCAGGAGGCAACGCGGGCACACGCGGCTCACGGTGCGCCCCGCAAGCAGGGGCCCGCGACGGTTTTGAGCAGAGCACGCTCCTCGAGCAGCGAGTCGAGCGCGCCGTGGGCGTAGGTTGTCTTGATCTGCGAGCGCGACACGTAGCTCGTGACGAGCGTGTCGCGAGCGGCTCGCGCCTCGAGCAGCTCGCGAAGCGCGAGCGACACCTGCGTATGGTGGCGCGTCTCCTCGCCGCCGAGCCCGTCGACGATGAGCAGCGGCGCCTGCGCGAGACGTTGCCAGCGTGCGCCCTCGTCGCCGTAGAGCGAGCCGTGCGCCTGCAGGAGCGCGCGCGTAGTCGCCCATAGACTCGCGGGGTGCTCGAGCGCGAGCGCGGCGCCTGCGACGGTCTTGCCCGAGCCGGCGACCGCACACAGCACGAGCACGGGGCGGCGGTCGGCGTCGCGGTACCACTCGAGCACGGCAGCGAGCGGCGCGCTGCTTGGCAGCTGCTCGGCGGCGAGCAGCTCGAGCATGCGAGGCGTGAGCCCGACGCCGAGCTGCTCGAGCTGCCGGCGGCGAGCGAGCTTGCGGTCGCGGGCGCGAGCGACGGGGTCGGGGGGCGGCTCGGGCAGGCGTGGCGGGGGCGGTGGCGGCCCGCCGCTGGCGACCACGCGGGCGCACTGCTCGATAGCCCGACGCAGCCGCTGCTTGGCGGTCGGCATGAGCGACGCGAGAGATGCCGGCGGGTCGTCGCGGCGCGAGGTCATAACACGGCCTCTGCCGCGAGCTCGGCGGCGGTGGCAGGTCGCAGCGGCGCGGGGCGGCCTGGCTGCTCGCGCTGCTCGCGCCGGCCTGCTCGAGCGCTCGGGCTCTCGCCCGCGAGATACTCGAGCCAGTACCGCAACACGTGCCCGGGGGTGTAGTAGTGCGCGACCTGCAGGTCTGGGCGGCTGCGCACGAGCTGCGTGATGGTGGCCGCGACACGTCTGAGGTCGCCGGGTGGCTTGCGTCCTAGCTCGGCATAGGCGTTGCGCTCGTGGTGCGTGCCCGGGTAGGGCGCGGGGCGCACAAACAGCGCTTGGCAGAGTGCATCGAGCCACGTACGCCCGCGGTCAATATCGGCGTCGTGCGCCGCTGCAGCGTTGGGCAGCAGCGGCGCGACGCGGGCGTGACTCTGCGCGTGACCGGGGGTGTGACTGGCTGCGTGACCGTTCGTGTGACTGGGCGTGTGACTGTCACGCTCTGCAGGGGTCTCGTTTGCTTGATTCTGCTCGACGGGCTCTAGCCCCGTCATGGGGCGATCGCGAGCGGCGCCTGCGCGGGCGTCGAGCGCTCGAGCTCGGGCGCGCGAGCGGCGCTTGCGGGCGGCTGCGGGCGTCTCTTGCGTTCGCCAGTAGCCGAGCAGAGCTACGCCGCCGCCGTCGATAGGGGTGATCTCGCCGATGGCCTGCAGGCGCTCGAGAGCGCGCTTTGTCTGACGCGTGGTGAGCCCGGCTGCTGCTGCAATCTGACGGACGCTGAGGGGCGCTCCATTACACCACGCAATGGGCACGGGCTCGAGCGCTGAGCGCTGCGCGTCGTGC